CAAAACATTCAAACAGACACATACAGTAGAACACAAATAGATACTATGATGATAGATGGTACTGTAAAAAAAGTACAAACAGCAAGTGCTACTTATGATGAAAGTGGAATGACTTATGAAAAAAGTAACTCAAATGCAAAAACAACAATAAATGAGGTTGGAGTACAAGTTAAAGACTCTAACACTAATAACACAATATTATTTGCTGGTTATGTAGATGGTAATAATACACAATATACTGCATATCAAGGACAGACAATCGTAGCAACCGACAATATTATTGTAGACAATTATTTAGTTATAGGAACACATAGCAGATTTGAAGATTATGAATCAGGAACAGGTTGTTTCTTTATAGGGTAGGTGATAATTAATGGCAAGAACAGATTGGCAAACAATTAGTGGTTCAACAAATAACAATTCGGCATTCTTTACAGGTATAAGATGGCGATATAGAGATGATTTATTTGGAACAGGCGAATATCCTAGCGATAGAGTTTCAAGTAATACTGATATTATTGAATACCAACCATTTGTAGGTAAAAAGAGTTCATCATATACCTCAAATTATTATTCTAACTGGTTATCATCTAATTATAAATACTCATACAATACAACAAGTGGAAATGATCCTGATGCTGCAAGTAATCAATTAAATGTATCAACAACATTCAGATTTGATAAAGCTAGTGTTAATTCAACGTATTACTTAACACAAGGTAGTTTATCTGCTGGTAATGTAATGAATACAAGTTCATCAAATACTTCAAGAATTATAGAAGTACCACATTGTACAGATGGAACAAGCAAATTAAGATTGTATTTCTATTTTGCTGGTAATTCAAATACTTCGTTTAGATATGCTGAAACAAACGGAATTGTTACACTTGAAACAATACCAAGAGCAAGTTCAATAACAGTAAATGATGCCAACATAGGAAGTAGTACAAATATAGTTATAAACAAAGCAACAGCAAGTTTTACTACAACATTGGAATATTCAACGGATAATAGTACATGGAATACTATTGTAAGTAAAACGAATAATCAAGTATATGGTTGGACTGTGCCTACAAGTTTTTATTCACTAATACCTAATGCTAAAACAATAACTTGTTATTTTAGGGCAACAACATATTCGGGGGATACAAATGTTGGAGTTAAAACTACACAAGCTATATTTACTGCAACAGGAAATCCAGTAATAAATAGTTCAAGTGCAACAGATACAAACAGCACGACAGTAGCATTAACTGGTAATAGTGCAAATATGGTTAAATATGCTTCTAATGTTCAAATATCGATTAATGTAAGTGGACAAAATAGTGCAAGTATAAGTTCAGTAACAGTAAATGGAAACAATGTAACATTAAGTGGCACAGATCCAAAAACTGGTTCTATAACATTTGTTGCTGCAAGTACAAATTCATTTGAAATAAAAGTAACAGATAGTAGAGGTTATCAAACAACAACTACTAAAACAATGACTATGGTAGATTATATACCATTATCAATTAATGCAACAATAAAAAGAAATCAACCAACTGATGAAAAAGTAAATATTAATTTTAGTGGTAATTATTACAATGGTAGTTTTGGTGCTGAATCAAATACGTTAGTAGTTCAATATAGATATAAAGAAAGTACAAGTTCAAGTTGGGGAAACTGGACTAATGTAACAGCAACAATAACTGATAATACATATAGTGGTTCAACACAAATAAGCAATATTGATTATACAAAGCAATATGATTTTGAAATTCAAGCAATAGATGAAATACAACCAAAACCTATTGTAGGTATAAGAGTATCAAAAGGAACACCAGTATATTGGTGGGATAATGACCAATTTAATCTAAATGGTAAATTATATACAAGTAATGCTGGTAGAGAAGATTATGCTGCATTTGGATTTATTTATGATGGTGCAGGTAATATGAAACACAAGAGAAACGATAGTGGTGATAGCTTTCAAATTCAGGCATACAATGGAACAGCTACTGTTGGAATCAATCCTGAAAGTGGTAATGTAAATGCTAATGGAAAAACAATTTCAAACAATGGATTTTATTCAAGAGAAACAGGTGAAGTTGGAACACCAAGTGGCACAGGTACATTAATGATTAAAAGAGCAACTAATAGTGAAGCACCAAACAATGGAGTAGTATTAGAGTATGGAAATTCAACAACGTGGACAGGTCAATTATATATAGGTGATAATGCCGACCAAGGTGTTTATTATAATGGGTGGTCTAATGGAACAAGAGGCAGTTGGAAAAAATTAATGTTTATAACTGAAACAGGTAGTAATAGCAATGGTAATTATATGAAGTTTGATGATGGAACACTAATTTGTACAAAAAGAATAACAGGAACAGTAAATATTTCTACAGGTTGGGGAAATGGTCAAACTTCTAGTGGAATAAGTCTAGGTAATTGGGCTTATGAATTTACTGATGAGCCAGTAACAACTGTATCACCAAAAAGAGGTACAGGTGGTTATAACTATTGGTTAGGTGCTTTACAAGATACGTCAAAAACATTTGTAGGTAATATAACACTATTACGTTTCACTTCATCTAACAATGTTAATTACATTATATATGCTACTGGAATAGGTAGGTGGAAATCATGATTAGTTTTATTGTAGGATTTATGTTAGGTGCTTTTATAGGTATGATGATAATGGCATGTATTCAAATAAATAAAGGAGATGATAAAAATGGAGAAGATTAAAAAAATTAGTAAATACACCATGAATATTTTAGCAATGATAAATGCGTTAATTATAGGATTAAGTCCAATATGGAATTGGCAACTAGATAAAATTACAGATAGTATAGCAATTATTATAGGTGTAATTGGTTTATATTTAGTAGGTGGCAAATTATTTGAAGTTGAAGAAATAATACCAGAAGAAGAGGACAAAGAAGAATAAATAAAAAGGACGTGACGTGATGAATAATATAAATATATTAATTGAAAAGGCAACAAGAGAAGTACATTTATCAAAAAGTGTAATTGGTAATGATGGTGAAAATCTACAAGAAAATTTAGTTTTCTCTTTTGATGAGTTTGTAGACGGAACAGCAAGAATTGAATTATTAAAATCAAACGAAGAAAAATCATATATTATGTTAGAAAAGGTAGATGAAACATACCAGTTACCTATAAAATCAGTATTAACAAAAAGCGGAAGACTAAACTTACAATTAGTCATTACACAAGGTAGTGATGATGAAGAAATACCAATATTTAAAAGCAATAAGTTTTATTTGGTAATTAATTCGAGTATTAATGCAGAAATAGAAGAAGAAGAGGAATATCCACAATGGATAGACGTAGCTAATACAAAATTAAATGAAATAGATGAAGCTTTGGAAGATCTACAAGAAAAAGTGGATAATGGATATTTTAAAGGTGACAAAGGTGATACAGGTGATAGAGGTCAAGACGGTGTTAATGGTAAAGATGCAAAAATAAATGGAGTAAATACAATATCATTAATTGCTGGAGATAACATTACACTAAATCAAAGCGGCAACGAATTAGAAATAAGTGCAACAGGTGGAAGTGGTGGTGGAGCAGTAAATAGCGTAAATGGTATGACTGGTGACGTAATTATAAACATACCAGAAATACCAAAAAATGTAAGTTCATTTACAAATGATGCGGGTTATCTAACAGAGCATCAAGATTTGAGTGGAAAACAAGATAAAATAGATAATTCAAATAAATTAAATGCAGATTTAGTTGACGATAGTACAAGTACAAATAAATTTACAAACGCAACAGAAAAAGCAACGTGGAACGCAAAAAGTAATTTTAGTGGCAATTATGAGGATTTAACTAATAAGCCAGATTTAAGTAATTATCAAACAATAATAGATAGTACGCATAAACTAGGTGCAGATTTAGTTGATGATAGTACAAGCGAAAATACATTTTTCTATATTGGGAAAATGAGTGATTTAAGCACAACAAATTGGTTAGATTTAAGAAAAGCAAAAAAAGGTGTATATTTGCCAGATAAAACATATAATTATATGATAGATGAATTGGATAGTGATTATTCAACGTCATCAACTATAAGATATTATGAATTACAAACAATTTTTGTTCTAAAAGAAATAAATGGTATTGCAACACCAAGTGAAAATCTATATTTTGCATACGCCATTGCATTTGGAGAAGAAGATGGCTCACCTTTACTTGTGAAGTTTTACGTAAACACAACAAGAAAAATTGATTTTCAATCGGTGTCATTCGCAGATGCAAAAATGATTGGTACAGGTGGACAAACAATAAATGGACAAAAAACATTTACTTCTATACCAAAACAGAATAACACAAATGCTCCAACATTAGATAGTCAATTTACAAATAAAAAATATGTAGATGATAGTATATCTAATAAAATTTGGATAGGTACACAAGAAGAATATGATGCAATACTAACAAAAGACGAAAACGTATTGTATTTCATTCGAGAGGCATAATATGAAAATAACTAATGATATAAAATTTTATGCAGGAACAAATGAGATTATAAAAGTATATAAAGGAGAAGAAATAATATATACTATGGATAAAAAATGAAAACAAAGGAGGTGAAAATATGGGAAAAGTATTTACAGCACAACAATTTATAGATAAATTAAAATGGCTTGTTAATGACGTTCCTAACGTGTATTATAGTGGCTCTAATTGGTCTAAACTTAATTCAAGTGGTAAATGGCAATTCGACTGTGTATTGTCCGTTAAATCGCTTTTATGGGGCTTTAAAGGAGATAAAAACTTATTTAGAGGGGGAACAGTATATAAATCTAATGGAGTAGCAGATTTTAGCTGCAACGGAGCATTAAATTATTGTACAGACGTTAGCACTAATTTTAATAATTTAGTGGCAGGCGAGTATTTATGTATGAAAGGAACTTCTCACAACCACACAGGTATTTATTTAGGCAATGGAAAAGTGTTTGAAGATACAACAGGTTGGGGTACTAAAAAAGCTATAATAAGTGATATAGATAAAAATGGTGTACGTAGTTATAAAGGTGTTAAGAGCCTTAGATGGACGTATCATGGCAAATTAAATTATATAGATTATTCTAATGAGCCAAAACCTATCAATCAAGTAATGATATGGCAAGAAGCAATGAATAAACAATGGAATTGTGGACTTGCAGTAGACGGATCATTTGGTCCTGCTTGTACTAAGGAAGCAACAAAACATTACTTACATTATGGAATAAAAGCACCTATTATGGTTAAGTGGCTTCAAACAAGATTAAAAGAATTAGGTTATTCACTAGCAGTGGACGGAAGCTTTGGACCAGACTGTCGCAAAAAAGTCAAAGACGTACAAAAACGTTTTGGATTAGCAGTCGATGGAAATGTCGGTCCTGCAACAACTAAGGCATTAACAGAATAAGGGAAGAAAAGGAGTAGATTATGGTTGAGCAAATAATAAAAACTATAATTAGCTATTTAGTCCCTGCATTAATAGGTTTTCTTATTGCACAAGTAACTGGTTATAGAAAGAAAAACAATAGTATGAAAATTGCAATAATGACATTATTACAAAGTAATTTGACAAACACATATTTCTTATATGATGATGAAAAAACTATACCTGACTATATATATAAAAATTTTCTTAACGAATTAAAAGCATACGAAGGATTAGATGGTGATGATTACGTTCACACTATTGCAGAAAAAATGAAATCATGGAAGATTATTCGTACAGATATATTGCACGATAAACCACAAATATAGTAAGTTTATGAGGCGGTTTATTCCGCCTTTTTTTATAAAGGAGAAATCAAATGGAAGAAGAAATTAAAGAAATAAGACAAATTGCATTAGAAAACAAAAAAGCAATTCAAGAGCATACTGAAAATATAAAAGAAAGTTTTGAAAAAATAGAACAAAACTCGTTTGTTTTAGATATTATTAAAGATTATAAAAACGAAATTGATACATTAAAAGACATTGTCAAAACAAACAAAAAAACAATTAAGATTATGTTAGGTATACTAATATTTATGTTAATTTTATTAGGAGTTGTTTGTTATCATCATTTAATAATCGTGTAGGTGAAAGCCTATGAAAAGTTTTAATTTTAGTAGAACTGAATATGAATACATTTGCGAAGAAGCGATGCTTAATGAAAAATATAGAAAACTTTTAAAAATGAAAATATTAGATTATTCAAGAGCCAAAATGGCAGATGAATTAGGCTATAGTATTGATACGATAGATGATATGGTGGCAGAGTTAAAGAAAAAAATAAAAAAAGCAATATAATTACTAAAAACATTGCCAATTTTAATACCAAAAATACTACAAGAACATTACAAAACAATGTTCTTTTTTTATGCAATAATGTAAGTGAAAGGAGATATTATGACTGAATTAATGGAAGAACTTTTAAAAATAATGGATAAAGAATGCGAAGAATGTAAAGAATGGCAAAAAAACAAGCCTCTCATAATTAATATATATGTAGGAGATGATGAATATGAATAATCAATATATAATAGATAATTTAGTAAGACAACGAGAAAAGATAGATGATATGCTACGTGGCTATCAACAACCTCAACCAATGAATGTATTTAATGTGGGAGGCACTCAAATCGATTTTGAGGCACGTATGATAGGCAAAGACGAGAAACCAAGTGAAATTATGGTACAACGTAAAACAGCGTTTATATCGTTGGATAATTCGTTATTAACTATAAAAGAAATTAACGGAGATATTAAAGAATATAAAATACAAATACCAAAAACAAAAGAACAAATTGAAAATGAAGAGTTAAAGAGAAAAATTAAAGACTTAGAAGACAAATTAAGAGAGAGAGGTAAATAATATGAATATGAGTTTTTTACAACAAATAATTAAAAGTGGTAATCCAAAACAAATGATATTAAATATGATGACACCACAACAAAAGCAAATGGCAGAAGCTTTTTTAAATAATCCTAACAGAGAACAAGCTTTGAAAGATCTGATGAAACAACATAACGTAACAGATGAACAAATAAACTCTGTAAAAAGTATTATTAAATAAGATATTAATATTATTAATATAGAAAGGAGGACACAATGAACGGAACAACAGGAATTGGGTTAGATTGGAGTGGTCTAATTGGATTACTTATCATAGCTGGGATATTTGGATATGGTAATGGGTTTGGATTTGGAGGCAATAATGCAGTATCTACTTTGACAAATGCTGAGCTTCAAATGGGACTATACAATCAAACTACTGACAACGCTATTCGTGGCATATCAAGTCAAGTTGCTACCTTGAATGATACTGTCTTAATGGGTAAGTATGATAACGCATTACTAATGAAAGATGCGTCACAACAACTATCTAATAGTATTGCATCTATTGGTAATTTAGTAGTACAAGAAAATCAGGCTACTAGAGATATGATAATGCAAAATAAGATTGATTCATTATCAGACACAATTACAATTCTACGTGGAGAGAATAGTAATTTAAAACAAACCGCTGAAATCACCCAAAATATTTTAGGTAGTTTAGCTACTACTGCTCCAAAACCACCATGTTATTATGGATATGGTTGCGGTTGCAATTCTCTATACTAAGGTATAGATTGACTTATATTGACTAGACACTATAAGTCTAGTCTTTTTTAAAGAAAGGAGGTAATAAAATGTGTAATACAATATTTTGTTCAAACGTAACAACTACTGATACAGCAGTTGTATTAATTCCTAATCAAGAAATTAAAACTTTAGAAAACGTTGGTTGTTATAGATTAATTATATGTTGCAACGCTACTGCTACTAGCAACTTGCCTGTATTTATTCAAGTAGGGACTACTAATATTCCTGTGTTATGTCATGCAGGTAATGTAGTATACTCTTCACAATTAACTAAACGTAAAAATTATCCAATTATATATGGAAACGAAAACCCAGAATATACTAATGGACAATTTGTAATACAAGGTAATATATGCCCAAGAGCTGCAACTATACCAGCAGTACAAACAACAACACAAAAAGTTAAATAAAGAATGGAGGTGAAAGTATGATAAAGGAATATATAAATAAAATAGGAAATATAAAAGATTCGAATAAAATGGATAAATTAGGAGAAATGTTAGAAAAATTAATATATAATTTAAAAGATGAACACGAAGAAGAATATGAAAAATATAAAACAGAATTATACGAATTAGCTTATGGGAAAAAGATAAGTAGAGAAATGGCAGTAGAGTGGGTGAATAGTATGAAACCATTAGGAGAATACTGGACTATAGACCAAACTACAAATGCTATGCAAACGTTAGGATATAATTTAGATTCAATAGATTTTTATGTAGCGGCTAATATGATAATGAACGATTATAGTGATTTATTAGAAGAGGAAGAAGAATTAGCATTAAAAATGGCTTATGATTGGTTAAATGATGAAGATGCTAAAGATAATAAATTATATTGTTATTGGAAGCATATAGTAAAAAAATAAGAGCATTAAACTCTTATTTTTCTTTAGGATAACACCTACTACGGACTAAATATATTATACCATATAAGTTTGACAAAAGCGAGTATATAGTGTATATTAATGCACTTAAAAAGGGGGTGTATATTTGTGAATTGTATTGTTACATACCAAAAGTCAAACGGGGAAATATTTATAAGACCATACGACCACTCTTGTTTTGCAATGAGTAAAAGAGTAGGGGACGAAACTTCAATGGGTTGGACTATAATTGATATACATTATAAATACAAAAACAACTATTATTGTTTTGATGATTTTATAAAGTTGTTCAATAGAGAAGTTAAAGAAAAATTAAACAAAAAAATGTTAAAATTCGTAATAAGAAAATTAAACAAATTAACTTAAATATATTGACATTAATATTGTAAACCTGAAATAAAAAATAAAGGAATTACAAAAAAAGTATTGACGAAGCAACAAAAGTATTATAAAATTGACTTGTAAATAGATAGAGGGACAAGATAATTTTTACCTTTTTTTGCTATATGTAGTACTTAACATAATATATATTACAACAATTTAGCCGAAATAGGTAAAACACTTATTTCGGTTTTTTTGTATCTATAGAAAGGAGAAACATGAAAGAATACAAATACCTTAACTTATTTTATGAGATGAGGAAAAACAAAGAGTTTTTAAAGGACGTAGCAGAGTTGTTAGACGTAACACCACAAACAATAAGTGCTAAGTTAGCGGGAGAACATGATTGGACAATAGGTGAGATCGAAACACTATGCGAACATTACAATAAAGACTATTACGAATTATTTAAAAAAGATTAATTATGAATTGTGGGTATAAAAAAAGACCTCTAGGCGATGGCTGAGGTCACGTAAATAATACGCACAAAAAAATTACTTACAAACTATATTATACAACAAATGAAATTATAAGTCAATAAAGAAGGTGAGATAGATGGGTTATATACAAATTGACAGAAATATTAGTAATAATTGGATATGGCAAAAAACACCGTTTTCTTATGGACAGGCTTGGATAGATTTATTGTTATTAGCAAATTATAAAGAAAATAAAAGAATAAAAAATAACGAAATAGTTATCTCTAATAGAGGAGAAGTAAACTTATCAATATTATATTTATCTAATAAATGGGGTTGGGACAGAAAAAAAACAACAAGATTTTTAGAGCTACTAGAGAGAGATAACATGGTGGAACTTAACAAATCTAAAAATGGGACAACGATAAGGATAACTAATTACAATATATATCAACAAAATCAAGTAGATACGAAACAAAAAATGGGACAACAAAAGGACAACGAATGGGACAACAACTCCCCATATATAAATAAAGAAAACAAAGAAATAAATAATATATATAAAGAAAGTATATCTAAAGATATACCAAAGAAAGTAGAAACAAAATATTTTGAAAGTTTAAAAGTAAATACATTGTTTAATGAGTTTTTAGAATTACGAAAGAAGATAAAAGCAGTAAATAGTGAAAGAGCTATAAACACACTAATAAACAAACTTAAAAACTATGATGAAGATACTCAGTACAAGATGATAGAAAATTCTATAGTTAATTCTTGGAAAGACGTGTATGAGCTTAAAGAACAAAAAAGAAAGGATAATGTTTTAGATACATTAAGGGAAATCTATAATGAGTAAAAAAGAAATATCAAAAATAATTTTACTATTAAAAACTTCATATCCATACGCATTTAAAGATATGGAAAGAGAAGATATAACGAACATGGTAGACCTCTATGAAGAATTATTTAAAGAGAATACTTATGAAGAGGTATTAACTGCTATCAAATGTATAGTAACTACAAACGAATATATGCCAGCAATCGCTACCATAAAAGCGAAGATATATGAACTAAGCCACCCGCAGCAAGAAAGTAATAGTGACTTATGGGATAGTTTACTAAAAGCGATTGGCAATAGTAGTTACCATTCAGAAGAAGAGTTTGAAAAATTACCGTTGTTAGTTAAAGAGTATATAAGAAGTCCAAGACAATTACAAGAAATGGCTACAATGCCTAGTGATGAAATACATACAGTAGTTAAAGGACAATTTTTAAAACAAATCGAAATTATAAAACAAAATTATAAAGAAAGTGAAATAACAGGAAGAAACTTATTACAAGAAAAAGGATATATAAAATTAGAAGAGGTGATTGATTAATGGAAAACGTAAAAAGTTTAAATGAAAGTATTATGGCAATAAGAGTTAAATTACAAAACGCACAATTAAAGAAAACAGGAAAGAATAGTTTTGCTGGATTTGATTATTTTGAATTAGCAGACTTTTTACCAAAGCTAAATGAATTAATGTTAGAAGAAGGATTAAATGATCTATTTACTATTGAAACAGATATGAATGAAACAATGGTAGCTAAATTGACTTTGATAAAAGGTGAAGAAAAACAAGAATATAGAATGCCTTTTAAACTATTCGAAACACCAACTAACTTAAAGAAAGATAAAGATACTGGTGAAATAAGAGAAGTTAAAAGTATGCAAGATATTCAGTATTTAGGAGCATTAAATACATACTATAAACGTTATCTATACCTAAACGCATTTGGAATAACAGACGGTGACGTAATTGATGCAATAGATAATACTGATATTGAAAACAAAAAGAAAAGTAAACAAGATCTAAAAGCAAGTCCAAAACAAATTGATATTATAGCTAAAAGATATGTAGGCGAAAACTTAATTAAATTGCTTAAAGCAAACGAAATTGAAAAGATAGAAGATTTACCTGCAACAAAAGCTAGTGAAATTGTTAAATGGATATTTGAAGAAAACAAGAAAGATGAAGGAGATAAATAATTATGGAATTAATTAAAATAGAAAACGGATTAGAGGTTGCAAGTGAAGAATTAATAAATGCAGCATTAGAGATTAAGTTTTTAGAAGAAAAATTAAAAGCAAAAAAAGATGCTCTTACACTAAGTCTTTTAGAAGAAATGGAAAGTAAAGAAATTAAAAAAATAGATACCCCTGACGTAGTTATATCTTACATTGGAGAAAGTGAAAGGGAAACATTCGATTCTAAGAGATTTAGAGAAGACTATCCAGATATGTATGATGAATATACCCGATTTAGCATAGTGAAACCTTCAATAAGGATAAAAATAAAATAATATGGTGATAGATAATGGAAGAATGGAGCATAAAGGGTGGAACATTAGAATATGACGATGAAGCACATTGCTACATATACGAGGGAATGATATTACCAAGTATTACACAAATCTTACAAACTAAGTTTGGTAAAAAATACGAAGGTGTAGAAACTAGGATATTAAATAGAGCTGCTGAAAAGGGAACACTAATACATAAAGCAATAGAAAAATTATGTAAGACTGGTGAGATGGAAGATTACAAAGAGGTACGTAACTTTCTATTCTTACAAAAACATTATCAGTTTAATGTTATTGATAACGAAGTACCAGTTGTATTGTTTAAAGATGATATTCCTATAGCTGCAGGTCGATTAGATCTTGTATTAGAAATAAATAACGGATTATATCTAGGTGATATTAAAAGAACCTCAGTACTTGATAAAGAATATTTAGGTTATCAATTAAATCTTTATCGTATAGCATATCAACAATGTTATGAAAAGAAAATAAAAGGTCTAAGAGGAATCCACCTAAGAGATGATAAACGAAAGTTTGTACCAATTCCAATTAAAGAAGAAATGGCATGGAATTTGGTTGAAGAATATAAGAGGTGTGAAGATGAAAATGAAAAAGGACTCTTGTTTTAATAAGTATGATAACTGCGTAAAGGTATATTGCAAATGCGGACGTTCAACACACTTTTTTAGAAATCATTCTGTAGAGTGTAATCATTGCGGACGTATGGTATATCCAACAAAAGAATGTGAGTTTAAAGAGAAAATGAAAATGAAATTGAGAAAGGAATTAAGTAAACATGAATAAAGTATTTTTAAGAGGAGTAGTAACTAAAGATATAGAATTAAAATCCACACAAAATAAAACAGCAATGACAAAGTTTAGTATTGCAGTAAGAAGAGATATAAAAAACGCTAATGGAGAATATGATACAGATTTTATTAACTGTATTGCATTTGGCAAAATAGCTGAAACAATAAGTAAGTACTTTCATAAAGGTAGTGGAATACTTGTAATGGGGCATATTCAAACAGGTTCTTATGAAAAAGAAGATGGAGGTAGAGTATATACTACTGACATTATCGTAGAAAATATTGAGTTTGATAGAAGCAATTCAAATAAAGAAACTGAGAAAGAGAAAGAAGAACCAAAACAAAAACTAAGTGATGAACCATTTGAGAGTTTTGGTAGACAAGTTACTATAGATGAAAGTGAATTACCATTTTAGGAGTATGTATGGAAGAAAGAAGATATGGTGAGGATATATCTTTTGAAACTAGAAGAGAAAGTAATGACAAAGTAGATAAGAAAAAAAGATATAACCAAATAAAAGAGATTTTGAAAGAGTGGGGAGAATTAACAGCTAAGCAAATTGCAGTAATAATGCAAAAGAAAGGTTATATACCTACGTCAGAAAGAAATTTTACAAGTCCAAGACTAACTGAATTATGTATATCAGGTGAAGTAGAAATTGTTGGAAAAGAAAAATGTGAGTTTACTGGAAAGACAGTTAGTGTATTTAAGTTAAGAAATAATTAATATAGGGGAATGGTTGAAAGAAAGGGAAATTATGAAAATTATAATAGATATATTTGTAATCGTATCATGTATAGCAATTATTTATATAGCTATCCATTATCTAATTATTGATATAAATAACGCTAAAAGAATAGAGCAAATTGATGAAGAAAAAAATAACACACAAATACAAATATATGAAATAAATCGAAGAGTTGTAGCGTTAGAAAAGGAAAATCAAGATGAGGAACGAGATAGTACTAGAAAAAATAAAACAAGCAATAAGCATACTGGACGAAATAGATGAGATGATTGACACACAATCTATTGAAATACAAAACACAGATCTACAACTAAGTGACTTATATCATTTGATAGAAAATAACGAATTAAGTGATTCAGCTAGTATAAACGTTGTTAAGAAAATACATTATTTAAGGCAATTAAGACGTAGTTTAAATAATGAACACGAAATAGAAAACACTTATAATATACACAAATCAAAATTATCAGGTAAAGATACAAGACAGTTTTTATTACATGAAGTATATAAAACAGTTAAAAGTCTTGGCTCTAAATATAAAAACAGGATATTAACTGAGGAGGATATTCAAGAAATAATAGAACCTAAAAAGAAAAGAGGAAGACCTCCTAAGGAGAAAATAAATGAGAGAGAAAATTGAAACCTATAAATTATTAATTACAGAAGAGTTAATACGAGTAGATTTAGAAAATAAGAAAGAAAACAAACAAGAATATCTAAAAATGACTAGAGTAGATTACTTAAAAAGATTGTTAAAATTGTTAAAGATGGTGGAAGAATGATTGAGTTTATATTAGGATTTTTATTTACAATATTTTTAATAGCAGTAATAGTATTTTGTTTAATAGTAGGAGGTGATAAATAATGAAAGCATTATTATTAAAAGCAAGTGATTATGATTATCAAGAAAAAATTGAAGTAAATACAATAGAAGATTTATTAAAAATAGATAAGTCTTTAATTATCGAAAGTGATGAAGAAACATTAGATATTTTTAAAAACAGCGATAGTGATGATTTTGAAATGGTTATAACAATTTATGATGATTATATAGAGTAGGTGATAAGTTAAATGAATAATGAAATAAAAGAAATATTAGATTATTTAAAAGAGTTTATTGATGAAGATAGATTAGAACAAATTAATCTTAATAGATGGTTTATTAGTTCATTATTAGATTACATAACTAATTTACAAGAACAATTACATCAAGCGAGTTTAGATATTCAAGAATTAACTGAAAGAGATATTGAATGTCCTAGTTGGTGTGATAAATTAACTAAATTACAACAAGAAAATCAAGATTTAAGTAGAATGTGTGAATTATATGGTAAATCTTTGTATAATGCAGAATTAACAGATTATAAATCAAGAATAGATAAAGCAATAGAATATGTTAAAGAGTGTTATACACAACCACCTAACATAGAAAACTTTATGCACGAAGGAGAAATGAATTATTTATTAAATATATTAAGAGGTGAAGATAAATGACAAAAGAAGAATTTAAAAAGAAATGGGAAAGTGATGATGATGGTGGTGGAATAACAAATGAAGATATAGCAAGTTGTTATATTGAATGGGGATTAGGAAGAGCACCATATTCACAAACAATAGATTATGTTATTTGGAGAGTATGTGAAAGTGCTAATACAAATGACAAAAAGTATTGGGAGAAAAGAGCATTAAGGAGCGATGAATAAATGTTAAAGATTAAAGATTTACAAAGATTAATTGTAGAAATACAGCATTATGAAATGGAATTGTTTGAGGCATTAGATGAAGATTATCCTGATAATAGAATTGTAAGAGCAAAAGAAAGAGCAATATATAATCGATTAGATAAAATCACGAATGATATTGTATTAAAAGAAAAAATAAGGTTATGTATTCAACAAGGAATGTGGAATACAAAAGATTATACATTTAAGCCAATATTTGATAATTTAAGAAATATTGGACTTGAAGTTTAGTAGAAAAGGTAGAGTGATAAAGAAATGCATATGACAGTAAATATTGATAGATATATTGAAGACATGGAACAATGGAAAAAGACAAGAGAAGAGAATGATAAATTGAAGCAAGAACTCCAAAGAAAAGATAATATAATAGAAAAAGCAATAGAATACGTAGAACATAATACTTTTCAAAATAGTGGTGGTGATTGGATATTTACATTTTATGAAGGAAAAGAATTATTATTAGATATTTTAAGAGGTGAAGATAAATGAAAGAGATGATGAGAGAATTGTTTTTAGAAAACTGGGTAAAAGAAGCAAGTTTAGAAGAAATAGTTCAAAAATTAATAGAAAATGATGAAAGACACAAAGAAATAGAAAGACTTAATAATATAGTTAATGAATTAGAAAAATGGTTAAAAGAAGAAAAAGAAAATTATAATTTAGAATTAACAAAGAAAAACGAAAAAGCATTAAGTTATAGTTTACCAATAAAAAATGTTTATAGACAAGTTTTAGATAAAATAAAGGAATTAGAAGATAGTGGGAGTGATGAATAAATAAATGCCTAAAAAAATAGATTATGAATGTTGTATATGCCACCAAAAATTAGAAAACAACGAGACTATTAGATTGGTAAAGCAGTTATACGGAATTTCATACTCTGGTGGTCATTATGCAGTAAGAAAATATGATTTTTGTAAACAATGTTATAGCAAGTTTGCGGGTTGGATAAAGAAACATAAGGAGGGATAATTATTATTTACGTAATAATGGCAGGTGGTGAATATAAAGATTTTAAAACGCCAAAGCAATTAACTATAATTAACGGGGAAAGATTGGTTGATAGAACAATAAGATTATTAAAAAAAAATGGAATTAACGAAATATATATTACAAGTACAGATCCTAGATTTGATAATTGTGTTGCCCCTAGACTAGAACACAAGAACACATATAAAGTTAGGGAAGGTATTCAAGAAGGATATTGGTTAGATGCCTTTTATCCCTTCTTTAAACCCTCTGATACCGTTTGTTATATGTTTGGAGACGTATATTACACAGAAGAGGCAATTCGCACGATAGTGGGTTTGAAATGTGTTAAAAACACACTGTTTGGAACAAGTGATGCAAAAAACGAGGAGCATGAGAATTGGGGAGAACCATTTGCTTACAAAGTGGTAGATTATGCAGAGTTTATGCGTGGAGTTGAAGCGGTTAAAGAAATGCAAGATGCAGGATTAACTAAACGTATGCCTATTGTATGGGAATTATACAGATTTTTAAACGGATTAGACATTAATGTTCAGAGGGTATTGGACGAAACTTATGTATGTATTGATGACGGCACCATGGACGTTGATACCTTAGATAAGGTTGAAATGGTAAGAAAGA